AAGTAGAAAGCTCAGAAGGATCTAAAAACATTATTAAGGGTATCTTTCCTAATATCAGACCTCTGCAGGGTATACAATGGCTACTCAGACAATGTTTCGATCAAAGCACACCATTCTTTTATTATCAGACATTGAATAATAACGCACAAATTCACTGTAAATCATATAAATCTCTCTTAGAAGAAGATGTCTATGATACCTATACATATAGTCCATTCATTGATTCAGATATAGCATTAGAAACAGAAGAAGGCTACGAGTATGAAAGGACTAATATAAGAGATATAACATCAGATTACAATCAGGGTAAGTTCTTATCGGCTTATAATGGGGCATACGGTTCAACACTGCATACAATAGATGTATCAGAGAAGAAGTATTCTAAGAGTGTATACGCATATAAGGGTAACAATTTACGGTTAAATCAACACATACCATTTAGCGTATCAGAACGTGCGAAGGTGCAGGATGCTATATTTTCTTCGTATAGCGAGTCAAAGAGTTATTTTATATCCCTGAACTCTAAGGCCTTCAATGACTCTCAGAACTATATGAGCCCTTCTCCAGCCGACTTACCTAAGGCAATGGCTTACTTGGAGAACCTGAATTACCAGAAACATACCATTCAGATTGCGGGTGACTTTGATATGAGCGTAGGGAAAAAGATTAAAGTGGAGATCAGAAAGGCCCAAGAAGATGTAGATGGGTCTGGCATAGATAAACTCCAATCAGGTGTTTACTTAGTAACACAGATAGAACATGTATTTGATAAGGGATACTATCAATACTTAACGATTCAAAAAGACTCTAGTGAGGTGGATTTAGATGCTACAAAATGATATGTTCGTAGGTGGACAGTTTGCATGGTTTATAGGTGAAGTAAAGGACGTTAATGATCCTAATATAATGAATAGAGTGCGTGTATTACCCTTTGGTTACTATGATTCTACTATAGAGGCAGAACATTTACCGTGGGCTACTGTGATGATGCCTAATACATATGCTTCTATACAGGGTGTTGGTGGGAATCATCAGTTAATGGTAGGGTCGTGGGTGATTGGTTTCTTCCGAGACGGTAATAGTGCTCAAGACCCTGTTATCATGGGAACCTTTTCTGCTAAGACAGAAGACATACTTGATTTGCCGCTACAGGTAGATGAGCACTATCCTAATAATAAGGTACATACTACAGAGGCAGGACATAGAGTAGAGTACGATAATGAGCCTGGTGAGGAACGAATAGAGATTACTCATAAAGATAATCACACTATTAGAATGATTGAAGAAGAAGTGCGAATTCGACATAAAGACAATCACACTTTTACAATGAATGTAGAAGAAATCGAATTGAGACACAAGAGTGGTACAATTATTAATATCAATGAAGAAGGCACTGTGCTAATAGACGCAGTAAACGATATCGTGAACATAGATGGTAATACTACTATCACTGGTACCCTTACTGTATCTGACTCTACTACGCTTCAGGACACCTTAGCTGTGAGTGGAGCACAGACTAATGAGAGTACCATTGTGGCTAGTGATACCATTACGGATAGTGGGGCTACGTTGGCCACTCATACACATACTATATCAGGTGGTTCTTCTGCTGGTAAAACAAAGAAGCCTGATTAAACACTTACATAAAAGGTATAAATAACTATATGGCTAATATAAATGACGGAGACATAATCACCTCACCTTCTATACTATCAGATAGAAGTGTTTCAGGTAGAGTGAATAAAGCATCTAATGTATCTCGTTCAAAGGGATATAGTGATTTAGACTTAAAGCTAACACTGCATAAGATCAGAAAAGATATTATACCATTAAGAGATGACCAGGCAGTAAAGAACTCATTACGTAACCTAATACTGACTAATTTCCATGAACGCCCCTTTCAAGCCGCTACAGGTGCTAATTTAAGAGGGTTATTATTTGAACCTGCTGATGCTATAACAGAACTTGCATTAGAGGATAATATTAAGAGAGTATTAAAGGACGAACCAAGAGTGAAGCCTATATATGTGGCTGTTGATGATTTATCTGATAGAAACGCTTATAGAATAACAGTAAAATTTTTAATTACACAATCTGACCAAGAAAGCACAGTCGAGATTGTACTACGTAGATTAAGGTAGAATTATGGCAACTAATTTAAATGTAACAGAACTTGATTTCGATCAGATTAAAGATAACCTAAAGAATTATCTTAAGCAACAAACAGAGTTTAATGATTATAACTTTGAAGGTAGTGGTTTGTCAACCCTCCTTGATGTACTTGCATATAATACACATTATAATGCCGTTGCTGCTCACTATTCTTTAAATGAGGCCTTTCTTGACTCTGCACAGATACGTGGTAATGTGGTAACAAGAGCTAAGTTGTTAGGATATGTGCCAAGATCGGTACTTGCTCCTAGGGCTTCTATTACATTAACAGTAGATAATACTGCCGGGCCTTCTTACCCCACTACATTAACTCTACCAAGAGGTACTAAACTCACTACTACAGTACAGGGAGAAACCTATCAGTATGTTGTAGTGAACTCTCAAACGGTTACAGGTAGTGCGACTCAACAGTTTGTCTTTGAAGATGTTGTTATTGCAGAAGGTACCTATAAATCTCTCTTATACAGAGTTGATAATGACATTGAGTCACAGAAATTCCAGATTACAGATTTAGACGTTGATACATCTACATTAAGAGTTCGTGTACAGGAAAACGAAGAGGCATTGACCTACGACATTTATAGTAGGTTTGAATCACTCTTAAACGTTGACGCTGCATCACAGATTCATTACGTACAAGAAAACACTAACGGCCGATATGAAGTATATTTTGGTGATGGTGTTATTGGTAAGAAACCGGTTAATAATAATATCGTTACCTTAGATTACATCTACACGCATGGTGAAGAAAGTAATGGGGCATCTACGTTTAACTTATCATCTACGCTTGGCGGACTAGTTAACGCATCCTATACAGTAACCACAGTGACTCCAAGTGCTGGTGGTTCAGATAGAGAGTCTATAGAATCTATTAGGTTCAACGCACCTCTGACATTTACTGCACAAAATAGAGCCGTAACATCAGATGATTATAGAGCCATCATACTGAAATCATTCGCTAATGTATCTTCTATTAGTACATGGGGTGGTGAAGATAATGACCCTGTTGATTTTGGTAAGGTATATGTGGCAGTGAAGCCTCTTACTGCAGCCACCTTGACTCCTGCCGAAAAGTTAACAATTAAGGATACCGTATTAAAGGGCAAAAATATCGTGTCTATTACGCCCGAAATTGTAGACCCTAACTTTACTAATTTAGAGCTTGATGTCTTCTTTAAGTACAACCCTAACCTAACTGATAGAACTAATGTTGAATTACAAGGTGTAGTAAGAGATACTATTAGTGACTACAACTTTAATAACCTCAATAAATTTGATGGCGTGTTTAGGTACTCACAAATATTAAAAGCCATAGATAGTTCTGATAGGTCTATTCTAAACTCTACTATCCGACCTTATATGTTCCAGACTATATCGGCTAAGACTACACGTAATCTAAATAACTTTAACCTAACATACGCTTCTGGTATCTTTGAATCAGGTTCCGAAAAGGAGTTTATTTTAAACTCTACTGCATTTAAAATTGGGGGTGTTGACCATTACTTAGGTGATAAGGTGGTTACAGGGTCTTCTAATAGGACCATTATTGTGTACAAGATAGTTGAAGGTTCTAATATTACGGTGATTAATAACGCCGGTACTATTGAAGCTTCTAAGGGTAGAGTGACTATTAATAATTTTGCTGTAGATACCGATACAGATATTAAGGTAACAGTAATACCTAATAGTTTAGATATTGCGCCTAAAAGAGATCAGTTATTAAATATTGACCAGACTTATGTGTCTATATCGGCAGAGGTAGATACTATCTCTACTGCAGGTGCATCAGGTTCCATTGACTATATCACTAACTCAAGGTTAAGATAATATGGCAGAGAATAATTCACCAGGGTACATTGAAACAGTAGCCTCTAGTAAGAAAAAGACTAAAGAGAATCTGAGAATACAACAGGTAATACCGAGTGAGATTTTAGAGGCGTCTGGTGATACAGGTATTCAGTTACTCTTAGAGAAATACTACGAGTTTATGAACCTCAATGAGTTTATATATGAGCAAGAAGAGACTCATACGGACCTAGTTTTGGATGGCGTTGCACGTTTTCGTATCTCTGATCCTGACAATGAAAACAATCAGTTTTATACAGATGAACAGGGTAATAGCTCTACATTAGTGATTAAGGGACAAGACGGTAATACTGCTACAGTGGCTTTGAATAGTGCTAATGTGGCTATATCAAATGGTAACGAGCTACCTGGTTCATTAAGAAATAGTACATCAGAAATAGGCAAGACAATGACCATCAGTGGTTTATCTGCATACAATGGTGATGTTGCCTCTTTAACCACACCGATTAAAAATTGGGTAGGTCCTGGTCCCTCTTATGTCTTAAATGCCATAGAGGACTTTATGGACATTGACAAGAACTCTGATAGTGAGCTAGACGCGAGTAATCAGTACCTAGAAATGATGCAGAAAGAAATTGCCTCTGCCATTCCAAGAGGACTACTGGTAAATAAAAATACGCTTTATAAAAGAATCGTAGACTTCTATAAGGTGAGAGGTTCCTCTGATTCTATTGAGACATTCTTTAGGTTACTCTTTAACGAAGAAGTTGAAATTGAGAGACCTTATGATAATACTTTAATACCTTCATCAGGAGATTGGTTCAGTGATACTAATCAGTTTATTTCTACTAAGGGATTTCTTTCTGAAAAGAAAATAAAGATACATGATAGTTACAGATACCAAAAATACTCTTACCTCATTAAAACAGGTAAAAATTTAACTGACTGGGAATATACGTTTAACAGATTAGTACATCCTGCTGGATTTATCTTCTTTGGTGAAATTCTGATCCTTATTAACCTAGTAAGAGATGCTCTCGGTGATGGTAAGGTAGAAAAGGGTATTAATGTACCTACTAAAAATTTAGAGACTGGCTTAATAGTAGATCAATTAGTGAATGCGTATGGTAGAACTAATAGGTTTACTCTCTCCTCTATGCCTGGTATTCAACCTGGTGTTATTGGTGCGGAAGACTTACCATTACTTGTAGAGATGTTCGCAGCTATGTTCGGACCTCAACCAAAGGCTCTATTAAATAAGACAGCAATTCTTTCGCCTGTTGTTTCAAGTGGTGTTGTAACTTCGGTAGAGATAGTTAACCAAGGTCATAATTATACTTCACCCCCAACAATTACTTTCTCAGGTACAGGTACTGGAGCCGCGGCAACAGCTGTATTAAATGTAGAAGGTGGTATTGACAGTATTACAGTAACACAGGGTGGAAGTGGTTATACAGAAATAGCGGCTAATGTTCCTGCTCCTGCTAGTGGGGCTGGTAAAGTTGGTGCCATTACTTATTCCACAGACGCGAATAAATTATACCGTTTGCCACCTATTATTACACTCGGGCCTCCTACTGCTAAAGATCAAGATGGTATATTACTACAGAGTAATGTTCAGGCAACTGCAGAGTTTGTTATGGAACCCACTTCGATTGAACTACTACGTTTATCAAGCTTGGGTAGCAGTTATACAAGTGAGCCTACAGTCATTATTGCTTTACCTCCTAGTGGTACAAGAGCAACTGCAAGAGCAACTATTAATGAGTTAGGACAAGTTGATGGTTTGTATATTATAGAACCTGGTTCTGGTTATACCTCTGCACCTGAGGTACAGATAGTTGGTGGAGGCGGTGGTGGTGCAACGTGTATAGCTCTTCTGACGCCAACAGAAATATCTAGTATAAATATTACCAATGAAGGTAATGGTTATGTTTTAGATCCTTCTGTTAGATTAGGCTCTTCAATGGTAGTTGAATCCAGAGCAAAAGAAACTGGAATGTATTTAAAGGTAATGCTCAATCACCTTTTAGATGGATCAAGAACCATACAAGATAATAACTACTTTAATAATAAAGGTATTGTTCCTAAATATAGTCATAAAAAGTTTAATTTAAATCAGACTATTGAACAATTTGGAAGTGAAACCATACAATCAAACAATATAAATAGTATAAATAGATATAACACAAATTCTTTTATAGACTTAAATTAAAAGAAAGTAACTTATAGGATAAATTAAAATGGCAGCAATTATTACAACCCCTTTCAGAGTTCTCAATGCAGAGAATTTTAAGGAAGATGTAGCAGATGCAAACACTAGTGTTTATCTGGGCATTGGTAAATCTGATGCCTGGTCCAATACCACCAGTGATTTAACTGATACAACTCCTTTCGTACCTGGTGATCATAGAGATGATATTAATGAAGCATATCAACAAATGATTGCCATGAAATTAATCACAGCATCTGATGTAGCTCATGTGGTACCGAGATTTAACTATGCAGATGGAGAGGTTTTCGTCGCATGGGATTCTGATGATTCAGATATCTTTGATAAAGCCTTCTACTGTATTACTTCCGAATTTAAAGTCTATAAATGCCTAAGTGCGGGTGGTGGTGCAACAAGTGTTCAACCAGTCCATACTGGTACTGATCCAATCACAGGTGCGGACGGTTATACATGGAAATACATGTACACACTTACAACTTCTGACTCGGAAAAATTCTTAACAAATTCTTATATGCCAGTTAGTACTCTTCCATTTACTGTTGCAGGAAACGGAACAGCAAGCATTCCTGGTTCTCTTTTAGATACAGATGTTAGATATCCACAAACTGCTTCTCAGGTTGCTTCATATAATTCTACTACTGCTGCCGGTATTGAAAGAATTGAAGTATTAAATGGTGGTATTTATTCTTCAACGCCTACTGTTACTATTACAGGTGATGGTACAGGTGCTACTGCAACAGCAGTAATGAGTGGTACAGGTTCTACACAAACAGTCGCAAGTATTACAATTAATACTAGGGGAACAAACTACACAGTTGCTGATGTTACTTTCAGTATTGGAGACGCCAGTGCTAGAACAGTAATTTCTCCTCCTGCAGGACACGGTACTGATCCAGTAAGTGAACTGGGTGCATTCTTCATTGGTTTAAATACACAACTTGATGGTGCTGATGGTGGTGATATTACAATTAACAATGATTTCAGACAAGTTGTCATTGTAAAGAATCCTTATTCAAGTGGTACTACTATTGCTACTTCGCCTACTTTAAAGGCTACTAAATTTCTTCAGCTAGCTGCAGGAGAAAGTGTAACAAACTTTGTAGTTGACCAAGTTATTACTGGTGGTACTTCAGGCGCTAAAGCATACCTAGTTGAAATTGATGCATCAAATTTAAAATTGTATTATTACCAAAATTCAAAAACAGGTTATGGTTTATTCCAAAACAGTGAAACAATTACCGGTTCAAATCCTACGGGTGGAAGTGCTGATACTCATGCTAGTACTGCAGACAATGCAGCAGAAGTATTAAAAGGTAGTGGACAATTAATCTTCTTAGAAAATAGAGCACCTATTAATAGAAGTGCATCACAGATTGAAGATATTAAATGTATTATTGAATTCTAATTTAGAATTTAGAAACGAGAGAAATATAAATGGCTATTAGTAATATAAAAACTTATTCGGTCTCGCCATATCACGATGACTTTGACGAAACAAAAAATTATCATAGAATTTTGTTCCGTCCAGGATTCGCTGTTCAGGCTAGAGAATTAACTCAGTTACAAACTAACTTGCAGGCTCAAATTGATAAATTGGGCCAGTATACATTTAAAGACGGCGATAGAGTTTTAGATGGTAAGTTGTCTTTATATACTGATTACCACTATGTTAAATTAGAAAATACTCACAGTAGTAATTCTGTAACCGATGTTAATTTATTTATTGGTACTACCGTTACTGGTGGCACTACAGGTTTGACTGCAGAAGTACTTCATGCGATTCCTGAATCCTCTGGTGATCCTATTACTCTTTACTTGAAATATACTAATTCAGGTACTAATCAAGAGAAGGTATTCAGTGCGGGTGAAACTATTACCTCAGATGCTGATGTTAGTAAATCTGCTACTGTTGGTGGTGCTTCTGGTTCTTCTATTGCAGACCAAACCGGTGTAGGTTCAAGTGTATCTATTTCAGAAGGTGTTTACTTCATCTCTGGTAATATGGTATATGTACCTAAAGAAACATTAATCCTTGACAAATATACTAATACACCAACATATATTATTGGACTATCAATTACAGAATCTGATAAATCTTCTGCTGATGCAGGATATACTGATCTGGTTGATAATGCTCAAGGCACTTCTAATGAATCTGCTCCAGGCGCAAATAGATATGTTATTGAAACTAATCTAATTAAAGAAAACATAGATTTAGCTTCTAGATCAACTGATGATTATATTCACTTAATGACTGTTAATAACGGGATCGTATTTAAGAAAAACGAGAATCCTGTTGATAC